TTCATCACATTGTTGGTCGTCATAAGCTTCCCAATATGAAGGACATGCCATATCATATAAAGCATCTAAGTCACATTGCTGTGTTAAATAAGCTGCTGCATATCCTGCACAACTAGAATCATTTAATGGGTCACTACAATCTATACTGTTTCCTGAACCTACTCCATATAAACTACCACCATTCTCTAACGATGTATTACTCGCTGTATTATTCCAATCTGTGTTTACACATGTACCGGCAATGTTTGTTGTACCTGTATTACATTCATCATGGAAAAGATACTGGTAATATTCTGATGTACTTCCTTGTTCACCAATTAAAACATCATGCTGTATAATATCTAATGCACCATACCTATACTCAAATGTGTTGTTGGTCCAAAGAATAACTTCAAAGCTGTTATCAGTATTATTTCTATTGTATTCTTTTAAATCATACCAACCAAAAACTGCTTTATCACTAAAGTTCTTAGCAAGCATTTTAGATTGGTTGTCTCTTATTAAGTCTGTCCAAAAAACAAACATAGTATTAGTATATTGAGGTAAAGGGTCTGGAGTATAGTCACCACAATAGTTATTGTAATTGACATTGCCTGTACCTAAACCAAAATGTAAACACCCATTAGTAGCCATACGTGCTGAGTCATAGGTGTTACCATAAAAGGTAAAAGAGTTATCTAGATTAAATGCTGCTGATAAACTATCGTCACCTGAGTTTAGATTTGTAGTTCCTGTATGATTCGTTAGGTCAATCAAAGCTTGATTGCCTTCATAGATATAGTTAGCTGATAAACTTAAAGAGATAATTAAAAAACTAAAACTAATTGTAATAACACCAAGAAGTTCTAATAGTTGTCTCCCAACACTTTTAGTTTGAGGTATAGAACTCTTTTGCACAGGTTCTTCCTGATTTCTTTTTACCCTTTCCATTTCTTGTAGTCTTACAATGTGCTATATATTTATCTTTTAAATCTTTGTAGTCAGGCCTGTCGTGTTTATTTTCTTTCCAAGCTTTTGATGCTTCTTTACCAATCTTACCTTGATATGGACACGGAGTTCCTGCCATTTCCATAGCAGTAAATACTCTTGGGTCCTGACAAAGGATAGACACAGATGCTACTTTCATACCTGTATCATACAAATACTTAGAAAGCTTTAGACGCTCACAGTTTTCGTCTCTGACTGCTTTACCTCCTGAGATACCAAAAATCTGTCCCTGAAAAGCACCTGATACTCCGGTTGTACAAAGGTCTTGTGAGTAAGACATAATACTAGGAGCAATAGCAGAAGCAGGAGGAGCTTTGGTTTTAACATTCTGGTTTATCGTCTGTGTTGAATTGGACTCATTAATATTTCTATTAGTATTATCAGATACAGTATTATTGTTATTCGTATTGTTATTTGTGTTATCAGTTGTTACGTTTGATTCTGAAGTAGATTGATTAACATTCGTATTTGTGTTGTTGGTTGTACTGGTTGAGTTTGAGGTATTTACATTCGTATTAGTATTAGTATTGTTAGTAGTGCTTGTATTTGTAACATTTTGATTTACATTTGAGCTAACAGTACTGGTAGATGTATTGGTATTTACATTTGTATTCTGATTTGTAGCAGTAGATGTATTTGTATTTACATTAGTATTATTGTTTGTATTAGTATTAGTATTGGTATTCGTATTAGTATTTGTATTGGTATTAGTATTAGTGTTTGTATTTGTTGAAGTATTTGTATTGGTATTCGTATTGGTATTCGTATTGGTATTTGTATTAGTGTTAGTATTGGTGTTGGTATTAGTCGTAGTGGTAGTATTAGTTGTTTCTAAACTATTCTGCTCACAGTATTGCTCACCTGCTGTACAATCGCCTGTTTGGTCTGCGTATGTAAATGCTGCAAACAAACTAAGTGTTGCTATTAAGACTCCCCCCTTTTTCATTATTTACCTCCTTTCGAAAAATCTCCTTTAGATTTTGATGAATTTGTATACAACCCAAACCACGCAGCTCCTGCTCCTACAACAACAGAGATTAAACCTGATTGTTGCATGGTAGGGTCTTCTAAACCCATAAACCAAAATGTAGTGTAATATAGTAAGTACATATACACACTTAAAAAAGCTCTTGGGATTATTCTCCAACTATCTACAGCTTCAGCAACAAAGATGAGTTTCTGATAGGGATTATCGTTCTTTTCGTCTTCGAGTTCTCTTATCCTATCTTTTAGTTCAGACTTTTCTTGAAGTAAAGCCATGAACTTATTGAGGTCAATTTCTACCTCATTTCTGTCCATGTCACCACCAAATCTACCCGGTGGATAATCTCCGTTACTCATTCTTATTCTCCAATCGTTTCTCTTCTGCTTTTATCCAACTTTTTAAATCAATTAAATATTGTTTTAAAATATAATAATTTCTCATGTGAAAATCATCATGTGGATATTTAGCATGTCTATCAATAGACTTAAGTGTTTGTGCTACCATATCTTGCCAATCTATACGAACCTCAGTTGTAAATGTTCTTTTTGGTTCAGACGACATAATTTAAATGCAATTTCCCTGTGAAGCTAACAATAGCGTTCTTTAAATCTCTTCTTAGTTTTTTGTATTCGCTAGAAAAAGTAATAGTATCCCGAAACTATTACATATGCCCAACAAACTATACATACAACGCAGACACTACTGGTCACTGCTTTCAGTTTATTTACACTCCTTTTTATTAAGTTCATTCCATCTTAAGAATGTCTTGGTTTCTAAATCCCAAAACAAGCCTTTATAACAATTATCGTTTTGAGAGTCTTCTTCTTCGTCTGCGAGTCCGTACCAATTCCAACGTCCGTCCTCGATAACGTCTTTTAATTTCTGTTTCATTTATGTTTATTTTTTAACTAAGCTCCCACCAAAGTACATACCAACTATAGCACCTACTAAGTTTGTATCGAGAGGAGTTATTACTAGACCAGTCATTTGTTTCCATGCCATAACTTCCTTTTCAGGGACAAAGAAAAACCCCGGTCTAAATTCTGTGTATCCAACTGTTACTGAAATTTCTGGAAAAAATACAGCAACAACTTTAGGAAAAACAACAATAGCAAATATTGCTGTTAAAGCTATAATTCTTCTAGTCCATTGAAAACCTACATTCTCATATTCTCTAGCATCTTTAACAGTTTCAGCTTGAAATTTAGCTCGTTCCATTAACATAGCCTGTTGAGCTTGTTTAGCTTTTATAGACTGTGACCATAGACTCATAAGCCCACCAAGTATGGTAGACCCAAGCATAGTAATTATTTCAAATGGTATTCCCAACATTATTCCTCTGGATATATTTCTGCCATGAGGTCTTCAAACATATTTCTGAAATCCTCTAAAGACATAAAAGGCATATCTTGTTTTACTTGGTGAATGCAATACTGTCTATAGCATGCTTCGAGTTGACTTTCTAGATATAGAATCATATTACATTATACAGTTGTTATTAAGGTTTGTCAAGTTACTTAAATAGTTTTTCAATAGCTACTTTAAAATCTTCTACTCTAGTAGGAGTTTGTTCTTTCCATTTAGATTGACCTTCAGTTCCGGAGCCCGTAGAGATTTGATTTATAGCCTTCTTTTAAAGCTCTGTATGCGCTCGGAAACTTTTGCTTCCAGTTTGCTCCTAATTGAAAATTAACAGAGCTCAAAGCTTCAATAAATTCTCCGTCTTGAATACCTAAATCTTGAGCTTGTTTAAAAGCTGCATTAATGGCTATTTCTGAATCTTTTTGTAACCACTCTTGAATAACTTCAGGAGGAACTTTATCATTAACTTGGTACTTTTGCTGTTCTTCTTTTGTTAATAAATGTCCAACCCCGGATGTAGGTTTATTTAATGTATCTAAATATACATCCTCTCTGTATCCTTCTCTATCTTGTAAATGTTTTAAAAATCTAGTCATGTTGAATTGACCGCCTTCGTTAAAACCAAGTCTAGTCATTTCTTCTTGATAAGGTTCACCAGTAAATTTATTTATTCTTTCTGCCGGATTTTCTTTAGTAAAAGGTACTTTGTCTTCACCCTCTACTAAACCACCTGTAACAAATGTTAGTCTTTCTTCATAGGGTTGTCCGGTGTATGGGTCTACTGTAACAGGACCACCCATGTTTCTTAATATTCTAGGTGTGGTATCGTCTGCGGTTTCTCTACCAGTAAAAACATCAGTCCCGGCTCTAATACCTGCTCTTAAGGTTTTTGTAGCTTCTTTTGCTGCTTTTTGCATAGGAGTATAAGGGTCTCTGAAGCCTGTGTATTCTTCCATGATATCCCCAACAGTCCTATCAAAAATGTTTTTTGTTCCTATTAGAGGAGCTTTACGAGCTGCTGTTTCTAACAAACCTCGATTGTAAAACGCAAGACCTATAATGTCATTTATTACTGGACCACCAACACCGGCTGTTGCTAATAGAGGATTCTGTCCATACGATAATCCTTCTGTGACTCTTACCCCATACTCTAAGGGACCAAGCAGCCCAACTCTTTGAAAAGCTTTTAACGTGTCTCTCCAGTCTTCACCTTCTTTATCTATACGCTCTCTATTTTCTTCTGAAGTTCTCCAGTAGTTTGTAGCTTTTGCTACGTTAGTTGCCATGACTGCGAAGGCCGCTATCTTAGGTGCATTTGCTGTGGGGTCTGTTATAGCATCTCTAGCAAAGTTTTTAAGAACAGTATTCCCAAACACTGTAGGGTATCTTAAAAACTGTGTAAAGATATCAACTTTAGGGTTTGTCATATAGGTTGGTACAGTGCCGAACTCTCTAGAGGTTTGTAAGATTATGGAGTTTGTGAATCTACCTGCACCTTTAATAATATCTCTATAATAAGGGTCATCTGTTTTACCACCTTTTGTGAGCCAGTTTCTACCTTTAGTAATATCTATTCCTAAATCAAACAGTTCGCCTTCTATTTTTTGTTGTTTATTTTTACTTAATCCACCTTTGTTTAAAAGCTCTAAGTTGCTTCGAATTAAATCTTTACCAGTAGAAAAAGAAGCAAGCTGTACAGTCTTTGTCCAAGGAACCAACAAGTTAAATCTATAAAACCTTCTAGCTTGTTTTTTTAGAAACTCATTCTGGAGACCTTCACCAGATAAACGATTAGTTACATCTCCCATTGCTTCATCAACAGCAATAAAAACACTGTTCATTTCTCTGCGAATTTCATCATCACTAAGTTTGTGTTTTTCTTTTAAAAGTTGACCTACTTCATCTGTAAAGATTTTATGTCCTTTGGTAACTCCATCTTGTATTCCTTTAAATGCAGAACTTGCAGGAGCTTTTGCAAAAGGTATTAAAGCCTCTGTAACAGATGAAATAGTTGCAAGAGGTAGATAAGCAACAGCATTTGCTAACTTTGTAGTATCATAGATACCCTGCATTAAACCACTATCAAAGTAATCTACTTGACCTGTAATAGACTTAAAAACATTAAGAATATCTTTTTTATCTCTTGCTGTTAAACCTTTACCTCTAGCAGCAGTAAGTTCATCATCAATAGGATTAATAAATCTTTCTACAAACTGGTCTTCGTTACTTTTCTTAAATAGAATTAAGTTTTCTTCTTCTGTTTTTCCTACAACCCCAACATCTTTACCGGGACCTAAAAATGATTTTTTAATCTGTATGCTTCGTGCAGCATTCATGTAATAATTGGTTGCTACAGGTACTAAATCATTAGTTAAAAATTCTTCAAACTCATTGTCCTTTAAATCTTTAAATACACGAGATTGCGTTAATAGATTAGAATGTGACCCATACAATTCGTTTTGTTTATTAAGCATTCCATCAACCACACCTTTAACTTCATCTTCAGAAACTATACCCTTTTCAACTAATCTTTTTTCAAACTGAGGCCTGTTGTTTTTGATAGCTTCTCTGTTCCATTGTCTAGGAAAATAATCTTCAATCTTTTTAGGGTCTAACCCGGCTTCTGCGGCTTCATCACTAATCTTGTCAAAAAAAGTTCGTAAGTTTTTTGCAGTTTGTTTTACAGCTTCACTAGCCTGTGAATCATCACCACCTCTTAAAATTCTTATAACTGCTATTTCATCTTCTGGTAATACCTGTCCTGTTGTTCTAATAGGTGAAACTGCTGCATCAAAGTCTAACAGATAATTACCTCGTCTATCTCCTAAGTCTTCTGCGTAACTAAATCCACGTCTTCTACGAGTTCTTTGTGTTAAAGTCTTACCAAATTCATGTGTAAAAGTTTCTCCTAAGTCTCTAGCTTTTGGAGAATACTCAGATATAGTTTGTAAAACTCTAGCAGGGCTACCAATAGTTTTACCTAGTATCTTGTCTTTTGCTTTTCTAAAATTGTATGCTCTGTCACTACCGGCTTCTTTTCTAAACCCATCATCGGTGTAGAGTCTTTGTAATCTATCTTCAAAGATTTCATTACGTCTTACTAATCCACCTACTAAACCACCAGTCAATGCACCGATAGCTGCAGAACCTGCTAACTCAGAGTTTGAGTACAGTTTACGCATATCGGTATTTAATTCTGTATTTTGTCTAAAATGATTTTCTAGACCTGTCCACGTACCTACTTCTGCTGCAGTAAAACCTACGCTACGTTTAGCACTCTTACTAATGTTTTTAAGTCCTTCTGTAGCTCCTTTGGCTAACACAGCTCTGGAGGCTAATGAACTACCGCCTGTAACAGGAGTTAGTAATGTAGCTGCAATAGCTGTAGGGTCTGTAGCAATATCAACAACAGCATCTTTAGCAAGCTCTGCATATTGTCGGAAGCTTCCCATGTCGGCTTTGTCAAAACGATTTCGTAAAAACCTATAATCTTTCTTTTGTTGTTCGGTAAACTTACCGCTTTCCATAGCACGTTGCATGCCTGAAAAAAGATTAAAGTCAGAGTCTCTAAGATACTCAAAGATGTCGTTAGAGTTTTCACCAACAGACTCTAAAAATCTTTCAGAGACTTCTTGAAACTCTTCATTTTCTTCGAGGTCATCAAGGGTATATCCTCGTGACAAACGAGATGAAGGAGCATCATCAATAAAAAGTTTTACCATAGAACTAGAATCCTAAATCTTTGTAAAAATCTCTAACAAATTCTCTTTTGGCATTAAGAACAAATCCCGGAGCATCTTTACCTTTAGTAATATAATTTAATTCATATAACATATCTTTTGTTACTAAATCTATTATATCTTCTTTAAAAGGTCTGTTGATAAGTAATTTACTTATTGATGCCCCTTCAGGCGGTTTCATAGCAATAAATTTATTTACTAAATCTGAACTAATTTTATATTTAGATTGAAGTTCTTGTTCTGATAAAGGTTCTATTACTTCTCCTTGAGCTTCTTTATCCATATCCTCTGGAGTTTTTCTTCGAGCTTCTGGTCCAACAATTGCAGTGTAAGGAGAAACTAAATCATTTAAAATATTTAATTCACCTATTTTTTCGTCATCTGTTAAGTTAGGATTTCGTTGAATACCTGTGACCATTTCCTCATACATTTTACCAATTAATTCTTGTGATTTTTTTGGTGAAGTTTCTTGAATGCTTTTAATATAAGACATAACATTCTCAGTGTCGGCAGTTCCTTCAAGCTTTTCATATTCATACAAATTTACATCTGTTTCTATTAACTCTCCATCTTGCTGTAGAATATGTTTAGTTGCTAATCCTATTGCTTTGGATTGTGATATGTCGTATTGTTTTCTTAATTTTTCTGAAGCAGTAATAACATTGTGAGATAAACCTCGTATTTCAGCTTCATCTACATATTCTTCTAATGAATTTTGTAAGTCTACATTTCCAGACCTACGAACATAACTTGCAATCTGTGAAGTCGCAGTAGCAATTTCTGGTTCTGTATATGTTTTTTCTTTAGCTGCTGTTGTATCTTTCCCTATTATCACTCGGTCTCCTATAACTACAGAATTTCCTTTTCTATCCATTCCTGTAGTAACTAGATACTTAACTTCTACTTTGTCTCCAAACCTATTAACCTCTGTTTGTGTATCAATTATTTGGTCAGCTCCTTTAAAAACTTTTATAGCTTTACCTTCATCACTTTTTATAAAGTCTACTAGTTTTTCAATAGGATTACCTTTGGCAGCATATTCCTCTAAAGCTTTTTTAGATGCAGAAAACTGCTCTCCTATTAAACCTCCGAGCATTCTATCTTTAGCTGCTTTATCGGCAGCAGTCATTGTTTCTTTATCGTGTGACTTTGCAAGCTTTCTCATCGAATTGCCTAAAAATGCACCAATACTTCTAGGGGCTGCACCTTCTTGTTGAATAATATTTATCATATCCTCTTGGCCTATATTCGGTATAGCTAACTGTGCATCAACTGCTTTATTAAACGAAGCTAAATTAACTTTATCATCTGAATATTCTTTTGCAATTCGATTGATAGCATCTGAAAACCCGCTAATGTCATAATCAGCACCAAACTCATTTTGAACATAGCTTGTTAATTGTTTTTGTTTTTCTCTATAAAGCATTTGTTCACGAGTCAGTCCTTCTTTTTCGTAATCTTGCACCATAGTCTGCCAACCTTTAGCATTTTCAAGCTGAGTAAGGTAATGAGCACGTTGAGTAGCTCTACTTGTTTCTAATGCATCTGCTTTTTGATTTAATGCAAAATTAACACCAGACACAGCAAGATTAGCCATTTGCAATCTTTTCGCAAACTTCTCTTGCTTCTTAGCTTGTTCCTCTCTATAGTCACGAGCTTTTGCAAACTGTTGCTGTCCAAACTCTATACCATCATCTTCATATCTTGACATTTTTTACTCCGGTCTTCCTAATAAACTTTCGGGTTGTGCTTCTGGTTCAGGTCGTGCTAGTAAACTTTCAGGGACTTCTAAAGATTCGATTTCTTCTACAATTTCTTGGGGTAAAACACCAGAAGGTGCTTTAGGCATATCACCTACTTTTTCTCTAGTAATTTCTGCTAAATTATTAGCTCTCATCTTTGCTATATCGTCTTCATCTTCAGGGTCTAAATCCTCTTCTTCATCTCCATATAGTCTAGGCTCTATACCTGATTTTTCTGCTAAAGCCATTAACAAATACATTGTAGGCTCTATAAGCATCATAAACATATCCGGGTTCCATTTACCTTCTTGAAAACCTCTTTGAAGCAACTGTAGAGTAATATCAGCAATAGGAACTCCTTTTCCCATTGCAATCATTAATGGAACATAAATTTCTTCTTCTAAAAGTTCTTCGGCTAAATAGTTAAAAGCTTGATTAAAATTTGTATACTCAGGCGGACTTTCCCAAGGATAAGACTGGTCCGGGTTATCTGTAAGAGATTGTCCCGGAATAGGTCTACTTGAGTTTACTAAAGCATCTATACCTTCTTGATTATATTCTTCTGCCATTTTTATTTCCTATTAACTTATTGTGCAGTATACGCTCCTAATCGCCTCATGTCTTGCTGATACTGCATATCATTTGCAAAATTTTGATTAAAGTATGACGACATTAAATCACCTGTAGCAGCCCCACCGAATGCTCCTGCTTTTTGATAAGAAGTGCTAATATCATTCCATGTAGTTGCATCTAATAATCTTTGAGGAGTTGTAGGAGTCATCATAAAGTCAGATAAACTTGAATGCATAACTTTTTGGGTTGGTGGTGGACCTGCAATACTTCTAGACAACGCAGTTGTCCCACCAGATATAACTCCACCTTTAATAGTTTCAGCAGCTAATTTACCGGGGTCTGAAACAGTTTCTTTAAACTCAGTAAACTGTTCAGATACAAAATCTTTAGTTCTATCTAGTAAATTTGGTTTAGCTTCTCCGACAACTGAATCAACTACAGTTCCAGAATCAACCATATTTCCTCCTGTAATTTCAAAAGTTTCTGTATCTAATACAGGTTTATTAGGTTTTAAATCTAAATTTAAGTTTGGTTCTATTTTTTCTATTGGAACGTCAACATCTAATTTAGGGTCTAAAGCAGCTTTTGTTGGTGTAACATCAGGAGTACTTGGAGGTCTATTAAATATAGAAGTTCGACCCTCAGTTAAAGTAAAACCTTTACCTTTAGTAAAATTCATTACTCTATCAATACCATTACCAATTCCTTCTGTAATAGTATTATAAGCTCCTTGAGCAACTCCTTTAATAGTGTTAAAAGCTTTTGCAACATTAGGAGCTACACGAGACACAAAGCCCCCAATAGCCCCGCCTATACTTCCAAAGAAATTACTAATAACAGGAGGTATACCAATAAACATCAAGGCTAATTGACCTAAAGGACCTATTTTACCAAGAGCTCCTATAAGTTTTTTACCTAGTTTTTTAATACCTTTACCAATTTTTTTAGCAACTTTTTTGATGCCTTTAAATGCTTTTCCTATAAATCCAAATGCCATTTTATCTCCTTAACCTGTGCCAAATATTTTATCTACAATACTTGAAACATTATCATAATTAGTTGACCAATTTTTAGCTGCATCACCTTCTGAACTAGCAGCAGCTATCATTGCATTGTTTTTTCTTGTTGCAGTATTATCAGCAAATTGAAAATCAAATGATGCTTGGTCTCTTAGCTCTTGCCATAAAAAACTAACTGCACTAGATGTTAAACCAAAAGCATTCTGTACATTTTGTTGATTAATAGCATTAGCTGCAGCAGTATCTGCTAAGTTAGCTTTTCGTCTCCAATTAACATTAGACTGCTGTACTGCTTGTTGATTTGCAGCATTCCATTGCTCTCTTTGAAAATCTAACTGTTGGTTAAACTGTTTTGTTTGATTTACAATAGCAGCATTGGCTTTATTAATATCAGCTTCTAAACCAACTCTTCTAGCTTCAGCAGCATTTTTTTGCTGTGTATTAAACTGAGCAGTAGCGTTAGTTTGAGCTACATTAAACTGATTGACTTGAGCATTTAAGCTTGCCATAAACTGTTGTGTTTGATTCTCACTAGCCGAATTAAATTGTCTAGCAGCATTTTCAGCCGACTGATTACTAAGTAATCTTTGTTGTTCTTGTTGAGCTTTTAACACATTTACTTGCTGCTGATTACTTAAATTAGCCATATCTGTCTGCAAGAAAGCTTGAGCATTTTGTATCTGAGCTTTCTGATAAAAATCTGCTTCAGCTAAATTAGCCTGTGACATAAGTAAAGCATTTTGTACTGCTGCTTGTTGGTCATTACTAGCTTCTGTTAAACCAACAGTTTGTAAGAATTTACTGTTAGATAATGCTATCTGTTGGTCTGAACTGAACTGAGCCATATCCATTTGAAAAACATTGTTTGCATTTGTTAATGCTGTTTGTTGTGCTCGTTGGGCATTTGCTTCAGCTTCAGCAGCTTCAATATTCTTTTGTTGACTAACAGAGCTTTGTATAGCCTGTGCATTGCTTTGAGCAATTGGCATAGCTGCTTGAATAATAGCATTAAATAAACTATCTCTACCCACAGTAGAAGCACTCATGCCTCTTGATGCTAACATCTGTTCTACTTGTGCAACAGCAGGAGAAGCCCAAGGTGGTATGTTACCATTTTCTATACCTTCTAAAAGACCATTAAGCTGTGTAGAGACTAAAGCTTCTTCTGGTAATCCTTCAATTAAACCTCTTTCGTCTTCACTAAAGTCAGCTAATCTATCTTCTAATAAGGCCGGGTCATTTCCTATTTCTGTTATTTGTTCATCTGTTAAACCTGCTTTAGTTAGTTGTTTTTTAGCTCTTGTAATTCTTGATAAACTTGTTCCGGCATTAATAGCTGCACTAGCTTTAGCACCTTCACTAATAGTACCTACAACTCTTTCTGTTAAGGCACCTTCTGGAATCTCTACATCAACACCTTCAATAGGAGCAACTCTATCTACTTTAGCAGCTTTAGCTAAAGATTCTTGTCTTACTTCTCCTTCGGCTGCTTGAACTTCTGGAGACTCTGTAATCTTTGAAGCTTGCATTTTAGCTGCTTCAATAACTTCAGGACGTTCAGCTTGTGTAGCCTCCATTTGAGCTACTTGTTCAGGAGTTACATTTTTAATTTTTTCTGCTTCAATTGCAGTAAGTTCTCCCATCTGAACCGCTTCATCAAGATACTCTTCACCCTTTGCAACCTTTACAAGTTCTTGTTTAGGAATCATACCTTCAGGAATTTGACCTGACGCTATTTGCTCTGCAGTTTGACCTGTGCGGATAATTCTTTTACCACGTTCCTCTTCAAAAATGTCTTTATCTGTAGGTTGTTCGGGAAGGCCTGTATCAACATCTTTATCGCCGCCGGTATTGTTTCTAATATCAGAAGCTTTAGCATTAGCTTCTCCTTGCGTTAAATATAATTGATTTCTATGTTCTGATGGAACTCTACTATAACCTTTATCTGTAGACCCTATAGAACCATCAGGTTTAACCCAATAAAACGTCATTGAATTAATGTATTCTCCACCTGCAATTCTTTGACTTAACTCAGATTGTCCTAAAGAAGCAGTATTTGCAGCTTGTTTTTGAGCCCCTCTTATTGCTTTTTGTAAAAAACTACCACCAGAAGGAACAGTAGGAGTAGCTACTGGAGTAGGAGTAGGTGTAGGTGTAGGTGTAGGCGTAGGTGTAGGTGTAGCTTGAACTTGTTCTATAGGCTGTTGTGAAGGAGCAGCACCTGTTGATACTGGAGGTGTGGTTGGCATAGCCTGAACTTCTTGCTCAATAGGTCTAGGAGCAGGAGTTGGTGTAGGGGTTACCCTACTAGGTTGCGCTATAGGTCTTTTTGCTGCCGGCATATCAAATCCCGGACCATCTTCAAAAACTAAATTTCTACGCTCATTAGGTCCACCACGTTGATAAGACACACGTCCACCTTGACGATAATCTTGTCTAGGTTTTTGAGTATATCTTTTTCTTTGTTTCTTTTTATTCTTCATTATTTAACCTCGAAAAGCTTGTCAAGTTTCTCTTCAATCTTATCTAACGTATCAAACACTCTATTCATGCCATCTGATAGTTCTTGTTTAGTTACGTATTCTTTTGCCATCTCTTCTCTTGTTTTATTTAAAAGTATGTCAAGTCGTTTAATCTCTGACGTGTTTGCACGAATGCTGTAGAGTATTGGAGCTACAACCAATGTTAGAAATATGTTCCATAATAAGAACATGGTGTAGCCTGTTAACTCCACCTTAGTTTGCTGCTATGTATGCTTTACCAGTTGTGATTGCACCAGTGTAAGATGATTTATCATCACTAGAACCTTTTATATCAGGTGTATCATCATCTGAATCTACAGGTTCGTAAGCTAATATAATTTCTAAGTGGTCAACATTACGTTGTACTACTTCGTTTATATCATCTTGTGGCCAATCACCTGCTACAGCGTTACCATCATTATCTGTTGTACCACCTGCATAACCTGATTTATTGCCATTAGTATTAA